AGTGCCTGCTGTAAATATATTCGCCCTTTTCTAGGAAGAGCCCTGCCTTTTGTTTAATGTCTTTAAGGTCGACCTGGTTGCTCTTCTTTAAAGTCTTTAAGCTAGACTGCGGACTAGGCTCGTCATTCCTCTCCCTCATTTCATCGGGAGTTGTCCATCGCTTTTAACCCGGCGAAGGGGCAGTGTATCACAGCCAGAAGCAGCTGGTTTTATTTAGATGGATACTACCATCCTAACATTCTCCACCAAGGTATTCCTCCTAGGTGGCTTAGGCCATCTCGAATGTTAACAAGATGATGGCCCCTGGGCTAGCGATTCCCAGAATACTCACTACATGAACAGAGGCGGTGGCACGCTTGTTCAACTCTACTAAAGTAAATACATATTTTTGCTCACACCATTGGGTTATTCACCGTCGGCCATACTTGAGTGATACGTCGGATAGTTGACAGCTATCCCGAGCTTACATCTTACGAAGGCCTGTTTCCCAGGATCCATCACAAGCAAGTGGCGGTTTTGGCTCCAATAGTCTAGTTAATGCAGAAAGTAAAAACACACATACAGGTTAAATTAACTGATTAGAAGCACATCTATGGAAGTAGAAGGTCTTCAAGCCCATCAATCTTTGCCCGCTCCAAACCTGGAGAGTTCGGGGCAGATCGGGGAAAATCAGGATCTGGCACAGGACTTACAGCATTATCATGCACCATACCTCGTCTCAAACATGCCATAAGCATAAGGTTTGAGTATTTCTTAATCAGAGCCAGAACACGAGTAAATTCTGGTTGATGACCCGGAGGAGCGATCTCATCGATTACCAAACTGATAGTTCCGAATTCAGCAGTCTTCCATGTGTATCCACCATAAGAAACGACAAAATTGTATGTTGAGTCGTTGTTTATGGTGGGGAAAATCAAACCAATTGCCTGATTCGGGTCAGTAATCTCAATGTCAAAGTTGCAGGTATAATCCAACTCTACTCCTTGACTGTTAAACTTACAGCCATTGAGTTCATTGTCGGGGTCGCCTTTCAAATATCGGCTTGCCTCTTGCAACTTTGTGATCCTAGCTCCTGACCAACCTTTCACCCCCCATCTTTTGCATCGCTCATCATAAGCGAGTAACCCTTTCCACTTCTTCTCACCACCTCCTTGAACTTCATCTTTCACTGCCATAAACCCTTCACATTCAATATGAACCTTGAAAGTGCCCATTTTATGAAATGGGATGACTGAGGTGTATGTGCATTGCCGTCCGATTTTCTGGGTCTGGATGTCAAGATTGACATTGTCCCAGGCATCATCTTCCCATCGGAGGAGATTGATTTGTTTCATGTTCGCGCAGGCGAACTCTCTGTCATTGCTAGCTGTTTGCACCAGGAAAGTTGGTGTTCCGCAGTAGCCCCACAGAGCATAGGTGGTGGGTGGAGTAGGTTTTGGGTCTGGTTTTAGTGTAGGGGGAGGTGGTTCCGGGTCAGCGCTTTCCTATAAGATACCTGTCCATTGAACGTCGAATTCAAACTTGAACCGACCGACAGTTACATTATCACCGTCTCCTTTGTACATAAATGAGAACTGATTCTCATCATTATTCCACCAATTCTTAGTGGCGGTCAAGTCGGTGGGAAATTGAGCAACAGCACCCTTGGTTAAAGGCCAAGCAAATGTTGTTGGTGTATCCGACGCAGGCTTGATACAAGAGGAGTCGAGATGGTAGTAAAAACTACCTCTGTCAGTCGCAGAAGCGGAGGAAAGGTATCGAGCGGTAAGGTGTGTGATGCGATACTCCTGGTAGCCAGAAAGGCTGCCAGTGAAACACTTGGATAGCAGGAAGTCTTTCCCAAATTTGACAACCCCAGAGGAGTTGCCCTTTAATGAGTCAGTAGTGCACACTATCCGAGAGCGGTTTTGTATCGCGCGATTCGACGAACCTACCGTACGGCTCTGTTTGCGCTTGCGGGCCCTCCGAGGAGGGCCGGGTGGTGCTGTACGAACAACCACAACAGGTGGTTGTGCCCGTTGAGCGGGTCTTCTATTACTATTACTACGTCTAGATCTAGGTACTACTACTAGGTTAGCCATTATTCTAGTTCTAATTTAAGATGGTTTGATATTAAGTAAGATAGCTTGCAAAGAAGGTGTCGGTTTCTTTACGCCGAGGGATTCAATACTAACCCGCACATTGTCGAAGTACCGTTCGACAAGGACCTGTGTGCACGGGTCGATCCCAAACGAGCGCCAGTAACTTAACCTGTTTTCAATGGTTACTGGTTCCTCTTGGACATGACGTCTCATATCCAAACGCTCGCTATTGCCATACTCGATCACCTTGTGTAAGTATGCCTCACTAACTTTCTTAAAACCAGACTCTCTGAAGACGGCTCTATGGTACGCATCTAATATGGGTACACCAGAGTTGAGAACCATCCCGCATTGGGAATAGGCGCTCATGAATGACTTAACGTCCTCTTTGTTTTGCATGCTAATCAAAGTATAGGCATCTTTAGCAATGCTGTCTGGTCTTCTAACCATCCTATATCTACCTCCTATGCAAACAGGTCTTGCCTGGCAAAACGTCAGCTTCTCGAGTTCATAAACGGGGTCTTCAGTGACCATATTGAAACCGTACTCGATAAACCAATCGTGTATGCCAGCGAACACACCCTCGTCATCTTTTTCACAAATAATGACGCAATCATCACCGTTGTTGCACAACTCGGCCCTAACGCCTAATTCTCTAAAGTAGTTGTGCATCATGCCACACATTATGAGCTTATTGCCCATGGAAGTATTGATATCGCCGGACATGCGATGTCCATCGACTTTGAATTTGACAATCTTGTCTTCCACGAACAGTGTGACACTATTTTTCCTCTGCCATTCAAGGAGCTTGGTCAACTCAGGGTCTTTAAAAGCCCCTTCGTAAACCCCATGTTCCCATTTCAGAGCCTGAGGGCTCACATGCTGGTCGAAACGGGAAGCATCAACTCCAATGGCCACTGGGTTCTTAAATTTTTTCCACTTGGCTGCAATCAACCGGCCGACTTTGAAATTGTCATATCCGGATAAGACTGTTGGCGATTTGAAGACAGTATCAATAGCATGCATGAACTTCTTCTCATTGAACTTCAGTCTTCTGCCCAACTCGACGTTGTATCGTTTGGTTCGAGGGCAGATCAGCCTGGGAGCAATTTGTTTGCACATCCAGTGTTTTTCCATCTTGAGGAAAGCGGTGACTCTTGCATCCCTTTGTTCTACAGGGGATGACTTCAGTGATTGAACTGCCCTCAGGTATTGGCTACGCTTGCCACTATGGTAAGTGAGGGCCAGTTCAATTGGGGTGTGAGTTTTCACGTAACCAACATGTTTTACCACAGCTCGTTTAAAATAATCAAGCTTGTCAAAAACACCCATGCTGGGCATGGGGGGTAAAATGATGTCAGTTCCTTTACCAACCGTGAAAACGCGCCTTTCAATGGCGACTAGTGCATTATGGAGGGTGGGCTGGGGAGCCTGAAAATCTAAACCTAAACTAAATTGAGACAAAAAGGAAATTTTATTACAACTTCTCCTAGGGATAGCCCCACTGCGAACCACGATCTGTTTAAGCCCTAAAATAGGAAAGGGGGACTTAAAACCAGAATCGGAGCAGAGCCCTTCTAAAAATCCGGAGCGGAGATAGCCCGGAGGTCATCCCTGGCTGAGCGAGCCAAGGGACAATGCACCGTCTTCATTATGTCGAAGTCGACGGGCATTGGAAGGGGGACCATTCGGAGTGCACAATTGATCAAGTATGTGCTACTCTCAGCATCAAGCTTCATGTCTTCAGCAAACTGCTCGACATAACGGTTGATGGTGGCGTGAGAGACTTCATCAGCAGTGAGAAGCCTGTTCTTGTTCCTGACATAGTGGCGAATCCAGTTGGCCGCCTCTGCCCTATCAGAAGACCTCACACGCCGCAAGGTCTTTTTCACAGGAACCCGTTTGTCCTTCTTGGCCATGACTGCCTTCTCAAATTCATCGAATGTTGGAAGGCCCTCGTCATCGCAAACGTGGACAAACTCTTCTTTGTCGTCTTTCCCCGGACGAGCGGGCAAGAATTCCCCAGTTGGGACCTCGACAACATCGCAAAGCGCAATGAAGTCAGGAATATTCTCTATTTTAGCGAATCTGGCTTCCACAGCAGCAGCTCGCTTGGCGCTCTCGGATCTACGAGCAGCGGCCTTCTTTACAAGAGCCATACGACCCTTGAAGGTGTTGAAAAAGCGCCCAAAGAAGTTAGGGCCTTTCTCCGCGTGATAAACATCACGGACCTTGTCTTCCACTACATCTCGATAGTGGAGTTTGGAGTGGTAAGTGAGGAAAGCATCAGATTTCTCCTGTGAACCAATTACTGGTTCAACAAGAAGAGCCTCAATGGGTGCACATTGTTTTTGTGCGCCTTCCTCAGCACCACTTGGGCGGGTGGGCACAGGTTGTAACCTGTTGGCTGGCGAATTATCAACATCGCACGCAAGTGTACAATTGTACAACCATGCTTCAGCCTCTTTGACCCCAGCATCTGCTTTGCTGAAATCAATTTCGAGATCCCACTCGAAGTCCTCAATGTTGTCCATGTGCCCCATGACAACATCCACGAAAGCGTCGTGGTCGGCAAACCCTCCTTGTAGCTCCCAGAGCCACCTTTTCAGTTTCAAGTATACTAATTTATATTTACTAAAAATAAAAGAAACAAAATCTTTGATGACTTTCACCGAAGCGGTGAGAAGACAATCAAAGCCCAACATCTTTCAAGCGTGTATAAGAGTTTGAAAGAAGAAAGGAGGTTGACAGAATGGAAATCACCAAGTCAACAAGAAGGTAGAGAACAGAACACTCAAGCGCCGCCAGACATAAAGTATGCTGGAAGTAATGAAAGAAGATGCTATGGGGTTAAATCCACAGGAGAGTGTACAATCAACCTGTCAGGGTTG